TCTAAATTCACATCCTCAAAGAGCGTCTTAATTTGCTCGGCGCAGTCGGCGGCCGGTTCCGGGTCTTTGGCGAAGACGAGGCCGACGAGTCCCTGCACTGTTTTCTTAAAGCAGTTGAAAAGTTCCGAGTTGTCGATCCGCGCCCGGTAGGACTCTTTATCCTCCGCCGGCATCTGCGGCAGATAGACTGAAGCTTTGTCGCGCAGCGTGAGCGTCCCGGCATATACGTCACGAACAAGTTGCCACGCGCGCGCCATCTGCTGATGAGATTGACAGCGAAAGGCGGGTGAGTCGGCGGAGCGCGACAGGGTGGCCGCGCCGGTGAAGGAGGTCGAGTAGTTGGGAGATTGCATCGGTAGGGTGGCCTCGGTCAGTTAAAGAAGGAGTGGAAAGAAAGGGGCGGCGGCGGCGGGTGGGTTGGTGCTGGTGCTGGCCGCTCGGCGGCGGAAGATCGTCGGCTTAAACTCGCCGCTTAGCGGCGGAAGATGGTCTGCTTAAACTCGCCGCCACGGTGCATGACGGCGTACCACGCGAGCGCACGCGCGATCACGGTATCATCGTGACCGCCCGCTGGCGCTCCGTAGCTGATGCGCCCGGTGTTGGCGCTGACCTTCGACTCGTAAGCCGCCAGCTCGTGTGCGGCCACGCTCTCGGGCAGCCAGCGCGCCTCTTGGCGCTCAAAGGCGAGGGCGAGGGATTGGATGAGCGGCGGCTTACTCGTCGCCGTCGTCTGGAAGGGGCGGACGGGGAGCCGCTCGCGCTGAAGGGCTTCGATATTCGGCGAGCCGATGGAATTTTCCTCGGCCATGATGTCTTTGACGCCCCAAACCTCGGCGAGCGAGGTGAGGCGGGCGCGCTGAAAGGCCCACTCGATCTGATTGAAGCGATCAAGCGCCAGCTCCTGCCGACAGTCGCAGCAGACGACCGAGAGCGCGGTAAAGTCTTCTTTCATCGCCCAATCGACGCCCATCACGACGCGATGCGCGGCATGATCCTGCGGCTGCGCGTCAGCCGGGGCCGTCAGGTTGACGGTGATGTTGCGAAAGACCGCGCCTGAGCCTTGCAGGAATTCCGCGAGGTACTCCTGCCGGAAGGTCAGTGCGGGTAACTCCTCCCGCGCCGCCTCGACTTCCGCTGGCAAGATAAAGGGGTTGGCGACGGTCGGCATATGCCACGCGGCCCATGCCGGCTTCTGCGGGTCTAAACCCCACTGAAAGCACTGGTAAAAATAGTTCATCCCCTTCGGCGTCGAGAGCAGAAAGAGATCGCCTTGATAGTCCGTCAGCGTCGGGCGGACCACTTCCTCTACGGCGCGCTGTAAATCGGGGACCATCGCCGCCTCGTCAACGACCGCCCGCTTATACTTCCGGCCGCGCACACTATCCGCCGAATCCAGTGACCAGCAATCGATGATGCCACCCGTGATCAATTCGATCCGTTTCTCCGAGGAGTTGACGTGACGCAGGACGGGTCGGAGCGTCGTCGTGAACTCGCGCCAGACTTCGGCCAGCATCTTGTACGTCGGGGAGGCCCACGCGACCGGAAAGCCGTCGAGCGCCGTATTCACACAGAGATCAATGCCGATAGTAGTTTTCCCGAATCTTCGGCCGTTCAACCGCACGCGAGGACATTGAATCTCGCGTGCGTTTTCATCACCTCCTCTTGGCCGGGGTGCAAGATTGGAAGAGTAAGACTGATTTTTGATTCCATAGTTCACCGATCGCAGGCTGTCAGGTTGAAGCACATTGAAGCGCCGGGCCTCATCGATAATCCGCTGTTGCCCGGAGTGAAGCACGGGCAGGCTAATCTCGATTTGTTGTGTCGGTGCGGTACTCACGTTTAACGGTGACGAGGATTTCACCTTGTTCAATCTCGGCCTTATCGCTCTGCCCTAAATACTGCTTACCGAGCCAGATCAGCATGGAAGTCTGGCCGCTCATCGCCTTGTCGAACTGCGTGAGCCGGAGGAGTTCTAAGCCCTGTAATCTCTTTTGCGCGGAATATGCTGAAAAATCACATTTATGTTCCCGCTCACAGGCGGCATAAAGCGTGTTGCGGTGGATGCCGAGCGCATCGGCGATCGCGGTGCCGGGCGTCTGCGCTTTGAGGTACCGATCAACGCGCGCCCAATCGATGAGAATTTTCTTGCGGCCCATGTCAATAGTGTGGGTGAGGCCGATGGCGGCCAGACGTGCGTTACTTGTGCGTTACTTTCACTTCAAGTTCTCTTCCCTTGCCTGAGCCGTGCGCCAAGCTCCGATCAAGTCGGCGTGCCGGCCCAGCCGGCGCCCTTGCGGGTAACGGACGTTAAACTCCCGCGCAATTGCCCCTTCGATTTGGGCCGTCGGGAGGGCGAGGTCTTTGACGGCTTCCGCCTGCCAGACGCGCCCTTCCGTCTCGAACCGCACGGGCGCGGCGCGTGAGAGGAATCTTTCGGTTAAAGCCTTGACTTGCTCCGGCGTGTGGAATTTCTGATAAAACCAATTGCCCTTGCGGTAGAGGGCCGTGAATCCTTCGGCGTCAACGAATTCGATCCAACGCTGCTTATTCTTAAAACTCGTGGCCTTCAGTTGCCCCTCCAAGTGGCGGGGATCGCGGCCTGAGTAGTACAGGCGACCGCCGCTTTTGCAGAAAGCGTTGAGACAGGTCAGCACGTCGGCCTCAGCCTCTAAGCTGTCAACGCTGTTGAGGACGTAATCACAGACCACGACATCAAACAGACCGTCCAACTCTAAAGCAGCGCACAAGTCGCCACACATGACGTTGACCGCTGCCACGTCAAGACTCTCGCCGCGCCGCGCGAACAACTCCACCCCGGAGGCGTCGTGGCCGCGCGACTTCAGCCGCTTAACGTAATCCCCCTGCCCACAGCCGAAATCTAAAAGCCTTTCGTGGGGGCGGAGTGCTGGGAGCACAAACCGCTCGTACAGCGGCGAACTGTTAGAGCGGCGCGCCCCGTCTCGCAAGCGGAAGAGTTGGGCGAAACTCTGAACGTATGTCTTCCGGTTGAGGTGGTCGTAGGAAAAGCGCCCGTAGGAAGCGGCGAAAAACTCGCGCACCAGTGCCGCCTGCGCGTCGGGCACGTAGTACACGCGACAAGGCAATCCCAAGAGTTGACAACACAAGGCGTAGTTGCCGCCGGTCAAGACCTCGCCTGACTGCGTTGCGACTGCCCCGCCCCAATTCCCATATTTCACCAAGAGAGCGCAAATCTCTTTCCGCACGACCGCACCGGGGGCGCGGCCTTCCCCGCGCACGTCCCGCCCTGACCTTTCGGCGAAGCCTGTGCAATCAGAAGGCAGAACTTTAACTTCGCCAGTGAGAGCGTCGGCGTCCGTGCCGTTGTGGAGTTGGTTAAAGCGAATTTCATCGCTGACGCTGATCGAGTCGAGCAGGTACACGGGCGCGCTCTGTCGCCCGATTGAACGCAAGCCTTTCGTCCTTTGGTGTCCGGCGACGATCAGCCCGTCAGCCGTCGCAATAATCGGCTTGACCGTCCCGATCTCACGGAGGGACTGCTGGAGGCGCTCGAACGCGGACGGGTCTATCGCGCGCGGGTTGTAATCCGCGCCGCGAAGACTACTGACGGGAAAACTCTCGATAAATTTACCCATTTCCGCCTAATAAAGAGCCGCCGACGAAGCCGTACAGCACGCCCTTTTCCTCAAGCCAGCGGTTAAGTAAGATTTCCAATCCCGCCGCCTCTTCTTCGCTCACCGGAATTGACCAATTGCGGAACTTAATAAAGTCCAACGAAGCGCCTTTGTCTCCCGCTGACTCGTCTAAGGCGAGCAGATCGGGATTATCGCTCGGCACGTCCAAGCCCCACTCGCTCAACGGCAAATCGCTCCACTCGTTGCCGCTCAACACGTCCCAGTCCCACGATCCGCCGTTGGAATTAGCGACGATGCACGCCTGCTTAAACTCCTCGTCGGTGAACGCGACTTCGCGGTAGGCGAACCGCTCGCCCTCGTAATGAACGTAGCCGTAGGCGAGCGTCTTCTGCTTCGTCGGCCGCTTGAACTCCTCGACGATCTCAACCTTGGAGCCGTGCATCACCTCGGCGCGCATGTTACCGCCCGTATAGGCGTCGTTATTGCGGCAGTAGATGATGCCGGAGAGATCGCCCAACTGCTCAAGGTGTTTTTTGAGAGTCTTGAATTGTCGCGCCGTGATCTGGCGCGGGTTGTTGGCGAACTTCAGTGATTTGTCTATTTTTGGTTTCATAGCATGCCTGCTCTCAACTGCTTCTCGTCCGTCACCTTCGTGCCGCGCGGTGGCGGTCGATGGCCGCGCGCATCTGCCGTTGATGCTCGATCATGCGGGAGGCGATGAGCGACGTGCGGCGATGGCGGAGGACGCGGCGAGCGAGGCGGGAGGGACGCGCGCCCGCCGCCTTGATCGCTTGGCGGGCTTGCGCCGTGCGCGCTAAATGGGCGATGACGCGATCCGCGATCTCTAGTTGCCACTCCGCGACGTTTTCGACGTGGCCGCCGCGCGCTCTCGCTTCGAGCGAGCGGGCGCGCTTCGCCTCGTATCCGGCGAGGCCGGCGGGGAGGGCGCGCGTATTCATCCGGGCGGCGGAGAGAAATGCGGTGCGGATTTCGCGGCGGCGCGGCGTCGTGGCGGCGCGGAGCGGCGCGGTGATGTTTTTAATGGCTGATTCGAGGGACATCGG